GAGATCGATATGTCTGAGACCTACGATAAATACTTTAATTGGAAAAGTGAGGATCAGGCAAATACCCGAGAACGACTCGAAGAATCATACCTCCATTTATTTATCCAAAGAGCTTTAGTCCTGAAAGCTGTGTACGAAGAAGATGTATCTACATGGTATGATTATGAAAGAAACGGGCTCTTCAATATGCAGACTGGATCATTTGAAGATATCCCAGGCCAAGGACCAATAATCGAAGGCGAAGACCAGTTCATTCCAGAAATGAACCCAATGACCGGAGAATCAGAACTTCGACTTGCATCTGATCCCAGTTTCGTAATGACTCCGGGTGTACACGAATTCCAACCACTTCCGGAAGGAGTCCCAACTCAAATGGTAAAGTACAAAGGCCCAAGGTCGGAGGTCGTGGATTCTGATCGTTTCTTATGCCCCAGCCATGCGGAATCTATCGAAGATGCAGATATCGTTGTTGAAATGTATGACAAAGATTTGAATTGGGCTAAGGACATGTTCCTTGAGCGTGAATGGTTAAGCTTTGGAGATTTTTACAATTTATTAAACAAAGATGCTAATCCAAGAAGTCCGATTGAAAAGAATGAGGAGAGAACGGAAAATTTAGATTTCGATTCAGATGAGAATCCCAGCATGCAGGTTCTTGAATGTTGGATAAAGAGAGATGTACTTGGAACCGGAAGCCCACAGGAATTTTGCATATTCATAGATCCAGAGACTAAAAAACCAATCTTCTATGAATTTGTAGCAAAACTAACTCCAGATAACCGCATACCATACACCTCAGTATCCATTGGAAAAGACAGAAATAAATGGTGCGGATACAGCCTGCCTGAACGGATCAGATCTTTTCAGGAGTATGTGGATCGCCAGTTTAATTCCCAGAGCTATCGTAACGAGCTTGCTGCAAATCCGATCATAGGTGTTAACCCGCAGGCCGTGGAAGATGAGCCGGAAGATGTAGAATTACACGCGGGTAAGATTTTCGAATTGAAGGATCAATATAGCATTGATGATTTCATGACCTTCGCGGCTGTACCTAATGTCGACATCCGAACCCAGGATTTAATTGATTTCGTATTTGGTATCGTCCAGCTCTGGCTAGGCGTTTCTAATATGGCACAGGGAGATTATCAGGCATTGGCTCCGGCGAATACCGCAACCGGAGTGGAAGCAACATTAAGAGAGGCTTCTAAGATTGGTCGTCGATGGATGCGTAGAATTGTCCGTGGATTTGAGGATCATTTGACTAAACTTGTACAAGTATCCATGGCTACGATTGATGAGGAAGAAGTCTTTGAATACATGGAAGGAGATGTCCGGTCCTTCGGTGTCATGTCTCCGGAAGCGATTAAGGATATTGGTATCAATGTTCGAGTTATACTGTCGCAGGACCAAGGCCAAAGGGCGATAGAGAAAGCGAATTTAGCATTACAGACTCAGGACAGGTATTTCCAATCTCCACCAGAGATGCGTCCATTCATCCGTCCTATGCTCAAGCGTATTCTTGATGCCATGGGATTTGAAAAGACTGATGAATTACTACCTCCTGAAGCTCCGGCCGATCCAAAGAGTGAAGCGGAGATTGCTAAGATGCTTGGGGATAATGCTGCGTCGCAGGGAGAGAGCCCACAACCAACCGATGGCGTTCAGGCAGCGACTGCTGGTATGGGTAATAGTAACCCTCAAGGTCAAAATCAATACCAAGGCTAATTTATGAAAAAGTACACTCACGCAAAAGAAAACACTAAAACGCTACTTAAAAAGCAGCAGAGAAGTTTAGACCTGAGGAAATCCTCCGATCAGGCTGGTTCTTTAGTAATTACTGCCGAAAGAATTTACGGATTTTTTACACCAGATTTTGGTGGTTCTTGGGGCGCTAATTACAATAAAACTACTGGTGTCATAAGTAAGAACTACCGGGCCAAAGCTGTAGCATAGCCAATGCGCAAGTACCGCAACGGTAAACAGTCACGCGAAACCCGCAGTCTGTCAAAATATTCTCCCGAATACATTCAGTAGCGCGAGAACCGTGGCGGTTATTCGGTTAAGGTTGGCTTGTGCGATATTACTGGGGATGGTGAGGAAGATACTATCACTCATGCATGGCGACACCCAGCACTTGGAAAATTGCAAATCTGTCAGTCTCAGGCAGCTATAGTCGCACCTGGCGTTCCAACTAATCTTACAAGCTCCACAATTCCAGATATCCCAGGCGTTCCTACTACTCTTCAAAGCTCATTTGTTCCGACCATTCCTGGTGTCCCAACCAATCTTACAAGTTCTGTTTCGCACCCTACATTAATAACCTCTATGGCTGTAGGGTTTTTACATGGCCATATGGTTGCAGGGGGTGCTATGTATTCCTCGGGGAGTACTCACATGGACGGGAGGTCGGGAACAAGCGGAAACGAGTTCATTAAAGTAGCTCACCCTACACTTAATTCGGGAGTTTCTAAAGTCGACACAGACTATAATAGTACTTCAGTCGCTTTAAAAACAGATGGTTCTCTTTATAAATGGGGAAGTTCAGCGACATTACTTTTATCGGGAGTTAGCGATGTTTCAGTCGGAGGTGATCATGTATTAATCGCCATGACAGATGGTTCTTTAAGGGGTTTTGGGGACAACCCTAACGGTGAATTAGGTGCTCTAGCAAACCCTACAGCAAACCCTACTCAAATTCTTCCGACAATGGGTATTACTAAAGTTTCCGCAGGCGGCGGCTTCTCGCTAATATTAGAAAACGGAAACCTACACTCATTTGGAAAAAATGATAAAGGTCAACTTGGGGATGGGAGTCTTACAAATAAAGCTAATCCTCAGTATATTACTAATAATGTTTCAGATATTTCTACTAGTGCTAAAGGTGACCACTCACTAATCCTTAAAACAGATGGTTCCCTCCATACTTTTGGATATAATTACTTTGGACAACTCGGGGATGGAACGACTACGGATAGAAACACTCCCACACAAATTGTTTCATCAGGGGTTACTAAAATTGCTACAGGCATACAACATTCAGCGTTTTTAAAATCGGATGGGTCTGTTTGGGTTATGGGAAGTAACAGAGATTCCGCATTAGGTCTAGGAAGCAGTCAGCCTGATCAACATACTCCGACACAGCTTGTCTCATCGGGGGCGACTAATGTTTTTGCCGGTGATTGGTTTTCGGCGTATACCACATCCACGGGTACTTATGTTGCCGGGAATAATACAGTCGGTAAGCTTTCTGTGGGAGCAAGCACACCGGGGGGCTCTACCCCCTTATACCCTCATACACCAACTCTTATGCTATGACCGATATAGTAATATTCGACCAGCTCGCAGATATTAAAAAATTAACCACCGATGAATCTTTTATCCATCTTGAAAAACGTTTTCAAAAGGAAAGAGCTCGGTACCTCAGTAAAATGCTCGACCGCGATACGACCGCGGAAGAGACTATACAGACCAAAGCAATCATTAACGCTCTTGAAGCGTTATCGCCGATGGCTCTTGCGGAAAAGGTTCTTAAGATCGAAGTAAAGAACCGTAAAGTTGCACACCCCGAGCTCTTTAAAGTTAGACGAAACGCAACCGGTTGATGGTTAATACAAGGAGCCTGATAATATAAATCATGGCTAATGTAAAAACAACAGCTGTAAGAACCCGTCCAGCTAACGACCCAAGTCCTATAACCCTCAGCAATCAGCCATTGGCCATTGATCTTGGGGCGAAGGCTGGAACTCGAATTTCGAAGGTCGGAGAACCTAAACCTTTTAATCGATGAGTAGACTATATAAAAACGGAAAAGCTGAAAGGACAGACCATAGAAGGGCTAACCCAAACGCGGGTACTCGCCGTGATCGAATTCGTGATTCTAAAAAATTCATAACGGTTGAAAGAGAGCACGACGCAAACCGCAGCTTTGGATCCTGTTTAAAAGTATCTTATATAGACTCTAATGCTGATGGCTTCCTGGATAAGATCCTACCAGCTAGACGCTTAGTATCAATTGGAGATTCAAAATATTCAACAGCCTATCCTGTAAGCGCTCCAGGAGTGCCAACAGCACTTACATCAAAAATTGCACAGTTTAACATTGCACCTTTTGAAACCGTTGAGGCCACCCTTCTAGCTACTACACCTAGTGATGGGACAATGATCTATTCTACAGACACAGAAGCTTTATATTTGTATAAAACCTCTGCAACTGAATGGCATCATTTTAAAAAATCCTGATGGGCGATATATCGGTTCATAATAGCGCTGGTGCAAATGATGACCTAAATACGGTCACAAGCGTAAATGCAAATGTTGGACGGGTAATTGATTTATTTATGACTAAGGAAGAAGCCGAAGCTATTCAAAACCAAGTAAATGTTAATACAACAAATGTGACTGAGGTTGTAGAAAACGCTCCGGTATCCCTTAACACATTTAAGGAAATCGCTGACAATCTAAATATTAACGAATTTCTCACTGCATTAGAGGATGATTAAAGTTTTACACTGCAACCGATTGAGGATCTCGATCTTTTGTAGGATTATCAAGTCTGTACTTTAAAGGCTCTAACATACTATTTTCTTATGGCAAATATCTTATCTCAAATCGGTAGCGCAGTTAATGTTAAACTCGCAGAAAAACTTAACCTAGCTGGAGGTACGGTTACTGGAGCGTTAGTCGTCCCCGCACCTACGGCAGAAACTCAGGTTGCGCAAAAAGCACAAGTCTCTGCATTAGAAACAGCAATTGGAAACTATGGAAATTTCGTAGCGACTATAGCCGATGTCACCGTTTCGATTAGTGATACAGCCTCGAATATTCTTGCGACCTCAAATCCGGCCACTGGAACAGTTGCAGTAGCGACTGACACCAGCGTAATCTATGTAGCCGACGGAGGAGTATTTTCGGTAAGTTCAATCGACGATGTTAATGCGGATGTTATTGCAGCGCTTGCTGACTACAATGCATCGGGAGATACCGAAGCGAACATCCGGTTGAGGAGTGAAGATGCTACTGGTACTATCATGTTCGGAACAGATACCTACGATCTCTACATCTTCGACGGTACAGATTGGCAAACCTATAACGACGACGCATAATGACAAGCACACTTTTAACTTGCACATCTTCAACTCGCCCTGGTTCACCTGCGGCTGGAGACACTCTTTTCGAGACAGACACAAACAAGATTATCGTTTATAGTGGATCGGATTGGGAGGTTTACGATTCGGACGGTTCTACTTACGCACTTGATGGTTCTAATATATTAACCCAATCGCCAATATTCCACTTTGATGCTGGAAAAATAAACGGAACAGACGCTACAGGGAATCCTTCCAATGGAGTAGCCTTTTCGGGTGTCTGGACTAGTAAGGTTAATGGTATAAAAACTTTTGCTCAAGGTACGGCAACCAAACAACCGACATGGAACACTAGTGGAACTAATTCTCAAGCTTACATAGAATCTGACGGAGGTGATGAGTTGGAAATAGATTTTAGGTCTTCTTTGAATATTCCTAATTCTGGTGCTTTTACTCTGTTTGGGGTAGTTAAAAGAAATGGCTCAGGGCATATAGTTTTAGGCGGGACATCGAAAGCGAATTACAATATTTATCCAGCAGGTTCTACTCAAGGCATCTGGATGGGTTACTCTAGTGGATCAGATTATTTAATGTATAATCAAACAGGTTCTGACAATGGTGCTCATCCTACTTTCGCTTCAGGAAGTGGTAATGGATCAACGGCTGTTTCGACCTACGATGTTACCAGATTATTCATGGTTGTCCGAGATTCTAGTAATAACACGAGATTGTTCGTAGATGGAAATAATACAAATAGTTCTAATGTAGCAACAGTTTCGGCAGAAGTATTAGTAGAGCGACTACTCAATAATAGTGGATATAGAACTACAGGTCAAACTTACGAGGTGGGATACTTTAACGGTGACCTTTCTACGGCAGATAAAAACACACTAATAAGCTATGTGAATAGTCGTTATGGGACAGGTCGAAACGCTGATGACACGGATGACTTAGCACGAGCAACTTTTTAAAAGATTATGAAATATCGACTTTATGACACTAGCTCAGAATGGGTTAATAAAAATAAATCATTGGAGGAGCATTTAAATATACCTTCTGAAAATACATTTCGTTATGCTGAAGTTTCACAGGTCACGAATCCAAGCAATTCAGAATATGAAAAGTACATAATGCCTGTCTGCACATCTGGAACATGGAAATGCGATGATCAATTTAACCCCAGCGAGTTAGTCGATTCTGACCCAACTTGGGAGAAAGGTTCTCCTGGCGAATGAGATTGGCAAACCTATAACAACGACGCATAATGAGCGATTTAAACGTATATACGACTTCTCAAATTAACGCATTGACCCCGATCACTGGGGACATGGTTGTTGATTCCGATCTTAACGCAGTAAAACTTTATGACGGATCCGCATGGAGGAAGTTTGCGCATGACGCTCAATCTTTTGTTGTTATTCTACGAGATACACACGCAAACATCATAGCACGAACAGGTGACACCGTAGGAACGATAGCTTTCGGGACAGATACTCAAGACTTATATGTTTATGACGGAACTAATTGGTACTTTTATCAAAACACA